CCTGGGGGCGGGTATATAAAAAAGCCTAACAACCCTAAGCTATAAAGTATTGCTCTCGCTAGCTAGATATCGAAGGATTACAGATGACGTATATAGAAAGGGCTACCTCCCCTCAAAGGATATATAAAAAAATTCCCCAGGAAAAAAATGGGCTGTATAGGTTTTTCAGAGAGGAGGTGTGGTATATTATAATATGCCTCGGAGAAACGTGTAAAATCATTGGAGTGAACACATGGAAGCAAGTCTACAAATGGATGGGATTATCTCAGAACGAGAAGAGGAGAGGATCCTAGAGAATGCCGCCCGCAAAGCATGTGAGGAATTGGAGTTAGACTATGACACCGAAGTATCAGATAATTTGGCAGTCATTGTCTTGTATACCAAATTATCTGCATGTTTCGGAATAACAGAAGATGCCTCACAATTAATGAGACATTGGTTACACACCTATAACAAACATTTCAGTGCAATTCCGAGTGAACTTGTAAAAGATAGATGTGAAGAAATTAACAATTACTTAACCTGGATGATAGAGAAATGACTCATATCATCAGAACAATCCTAGAATCGCAGTGGGGGGTGGGTATCCTCTCCTTACTGCTTATTTTGGTGCCTATTGTGGGCATACAAATTATACATGATCAGAAAGATTAAGCTTAGATTAAATCGACTATATACCCTCAGAAGTTATCGTATAGTATATGTCAAAAAGATACACCCTCACAGTTGAAGTTGATTCCTCAGGTGAATATTATATCACACTCCCTGACAGTGTAGTAGATGAAATGGGATTAACTGAAGAAAGTAGACTTCAGTATGATTTGGATGGTGAGACAATCATTCTTTCACTGGTTACAGAAGATCTCTGATTGTTAGTGAAGCTTTTGAGAACCCTCTGAAAAACCCTTTCAAAAAACCGTAAAAACCCGTTCGAAAACCGTTTGAACCATACCATGAAAGAAATACCGAAGTTTAAAGATAAATGGGAAGAGAATGAATTTGCTTTAACTGTTATAGCAGAGACATTAACTAATCTAAGTAATCGTATTGCTGCTATTGAGAGTCATCTCAAATTGATTCCTAAGTTTGATGTAAATATGATTCAATACAAGCCAGAGGGTCAAGATGAACATTTGAATATCAAGCAATTGTTTGATGATCTGTATGGCAGGCTAAATAAGATCGAAGAAAAGAATATCATTGAGTAATGCCTGCTTTTATTGAAGCAACTGGTCGATCATATCCAAATCCTATTGATGGCACGACATACGAATCATTAGGGATTGAATTTTATGGCGAAGGTCCTGGATCTCTTCCTTTAGGTAAGGATGAGGTCTTTTATATTGGATCTCAAGAATCTGTTTGTGTTGCTGGGTGTAATGGATCCAGGCAATCGATTTATCGTTGGTATAATGGTAGACATTTAGATCACAAGTATTCTATAGATCAGGAATTAGATATTGAAGATCTTCCTGGTGAAACGAATGATTTAAAAAATAAACTGCGTGGTTATAATAAAGAACCACATAGTGGTAGACCTATTTTCTATTTCATAACTAAGCCAGGCACAGGGTTGATTCCCATCTATATTCATTATAGTGCCTCTGCTAATAATACAAGATTAACAACCAGTTCTACTCCAGACTCTGGTTATAGTCTTGTAATTTTTGCTGGTTATATTGCATCTTCTGCTGGCAATGCTGCACCGTATCTAAAGCCAGGTGAAGCTGCTAGACCATTATATCATTATCGTTATAATAAGAATGGAAAGATTGATGACTTCTATACAACTAGTGCGCAAGAGGAAGTTAATCTTCAGCCACATCCTGTTCCAGGATCTCCTAGTCAAGTATTTGCTGGAGATTATGTATATCAAGGAACACTAGGCTATGTGTTCATGGATCCCTATGGATTGGGTGAAAGAAGAACCATTGCGGATATCGGTCAATTAGGTCCGACTGGTCAATGTGTTGATAAGTCTGGTTGGTATCAATATGCAAGTCAAGGGTTATACAGTTATTTTTCATACAGAAGAATACAAGAGATCCCAAACCAAATAAATTGGGGAGAAGAGGATATTGTTGCTATTACAAGTGATGAAGCAAACTTTGAATGGTCTTATGGAGTTAATGGTGCAGTTAAAGGTGCTGTTCCAAGATTCCTAGGATTTGAGACTGCATATGAATCTCAATTCGTTTATTATGTGTATGATACCACATATCCATGGAATGGTCCTATATTTGGGCTTAACTATTCTTTAAACAACGTTCCATGTGCCCCTGTAGATGAGAATGGAAATGTCATCGATGTTCAGTATGTTTATAAAAGTCATTTCTATCAAGTTAGACCAGACTCTTGGCAAACAACAAAATCTAAAATCACATTAACTGATATCAAGTCTAGAAGAGTAAATGAATCTTTCTGGACCGCAGACACAGAAACCAAAAGAATATTCTTTAGATATACATCTTCGACTGGTGCGTTTAGAAGAGGAGATTTTCTTAACGGTTGGTTAATATCTGAGATACGTTATTTTGGTGATGAGTTAAAGTGTGGTTATATCTCATTAACTGAAATTAATCCTGCTACAGGAAATGGTCAAGTATTTTCTGCAAACCAAACAATAACAAGTGCTGATGGTGCGACTGCTATTGTTATGGCTGGTTATGGAATTAAAAATAAAGCAGCGTTTTTTGGAGTTTATGAATTCCCCAAAAAGCTTTCATACTATAAAGTTTTCCTAGATGAAAAGGCACTAATACCTCATAGGAATTTGGATGAGGCTGAAGCTGAAGCAATCATCGAAAATGGAAAGGTAGTTGGCATTAATATAATCAATGCAGGCACAGGATATAAAAGCCCTAAGATTACTATATCCACACCAGAAGGATTAGAACCTTATAGCCCACAGGATGCAGCAAATCAAGTTGCTAGGTCAATTACCAATGATGGTGATTTTATTGCTAAAAAGGAATCCGATAACTTATCAGATTTAGGATTACAGAGTATTCAAATAGCAGCATATAGCTATGGTAATCAGGGGGCTCAAGATACTGCTTCTGATGGAAATAGAATAATGCAAACTGCAGCTGCTGAGGTTGCTAATCTAAGCCCAGAGGGTAGAATATTATCAATTAACGTTACGAATCCTGGTTCTGGATATAGAGCAGACAATCCACCAAAAGTTTTCATTGTTGATCCTGAGTATGATACCAGGAAAGATAATTATCAAGGAACAGATGTTGATAAGCTATCTGGGCAATTTGATGATTTTATGGGCGGCATGGATAAGTTCAAAAACTTATATGTTGCTAGCCCACAAGAAGCAGTTACTAATGCAATCAATACGATGTTTGAGGGAACTTCCCTAGATTATCCAACATCATATATTAAAGTAGCAGAAATTGATCCAGATAGCAAAACTAGAATTTGTCAAACTATCAATAGTTCTTGCGCCAGTATAGAGTTTCCAGGAATTGCAAATTTAGATAATTATCTAGATGAAGAGTTTATGCAGAGATTCACTTCTGCATCAAAAGAAACTTCTGATATGGTTTCTCAAAGGTTTCCAAGTATATTTGAAGCTAGTGCAAATGCAGATATTATTGGATCCCGTTATAATGGTGTTTATGGATTCCAAGGTGGTCAAAGGTGTGCAGATATTGATCAACCAAAATTATATAATGCAACTAGATTTGTTGATCTTCCTTGCCCAACTAGAGAACTAGATCCAGAAACAAATAAAGTTACGGCTGTAGGATGGATGGTTCATAAGTATTGTGCATCTCAAGCATCTGATGCATCATTTAAAGTATCTCTTCATATAGAAGGTCATACTATTGGTCCTCAGGGTCAAAACTTCATGTCATTCCTTAAAAATCTACCAGCAGCTAAATTAACTCCAAAGAGGGCTGCAGGAGGATATAGAACTTGGCACTGCACCAGAAACGGAATTAATGGAAGGTGTTATAGAAATCCTGTAGATCAAGATGATATCATCTTTATTCCAATTGGATTGGATGAAAATACTTTTGATTATGACCAAGATAATTATTCTGAATACCAACAGTTTCAAATGTGGCTAAGAGGCAACTTAAGTCAATTTGCGTATGGAACGAGAGTTACAAATTCAACTGCTGTCGATCCAAATACGGGTCAACCACTGCCAGGTCAATCTTACAATGTAACACAAATTCAAGTTCAACAATGTAATGGAAGTGGTATACCACCTAATGAATGCTGGGATAGCTACGTTAGATCAGCAAGCAACCCTAACGGAGTATTAGATGTTTATTGTGGTTGGGATGCCAATGGCGATCCAATAGCAGGGCAAACATATTGTCAGGTGCCAGAACTGATTGGTGGATATGGATATTTTGGATTTAGTTGTTGGGCATTGGATACAGTCAATTCCGTAGCTATAGCTGTTCAACCAAAACGAATAACAGATGAGCTAATTATGCCTTTAGGTTCGTATGATGGTGATTTCATTGTTAAAAATTGGGCATCGGGAGCAACTTATGCTTTTGCTCGATCAATAAATAATTTTGGCAATCCATACTTTGATGAGTGTGAATAATGGCATACGGGTTTAAAAAGCCAGTAGCATCTCTAAATGGTCTACCATGTAGTGGGCATGGTCTATGTCTGCCTCCTGTTCAGCATAGTGTTCAGCCATGCAAATCTCCACCTAGACCAAAATCTATAAGAATAAAAAACTTTAGTTGCTTTTGGCCTCCGTTTCCATTAATTCCTCAAGCTGCTGTAGATGTTAGACGCGCTACAGTATTAGTTAATGGAATTCCAATTATGTTACATGGGGATAAATTTACACCTCATATTTCACCATGCACAAATATTATTGTTTATATGTGCCCATGTGGTAACTCAGTTTGCCCAGTTCCAACTCCCGTTAATTGTAGCTTACTTACAACAGAAGATGGGATGGGAAAAGGTCACCCTAGAGTAGTTCAAGCTACTACAGCTAAAGTATTTGCATTGAAGAGACCTGTAGCTAGGGCGCTAGATCCTCTTGGAGCAGGCAAGCCAGGAAAATCGTATCCATGCTCTTCAGTGGTTGCATATGGGTCACCAAATGTGCTATCATCATAGGGTCTCTTGGAGGTATTATGGCAATTAAAAACACATCCTTTGTTCCTGGCAAGCCCAAAAAGTCTCGTCAAGGAACTGGCAAAAATACAAAGTATGCTGCAACTTCTCGCAATAACGCAAAAAAACGCTATAGGGGGCAAGGATGAACGATAGAGATGATCTAGCCTGGCTAGATTGTCGTAATGAAGACCTTTGGATTTTCGATAAACTGATTTTAAGTCGGGAATTGGGTTACACTTGTGGTCCTGCGGGAGCACTTGTGCCCAAGCCCGACTTTTATATTGTCAGACCAATAACAAATGTTCTCGGAATGGGAAGAAACGCCCGAATTATTTGGATCGAAAGTGAGACTTCAGACCTACATCCTGGAGAATTTTGGTGCCAAGTCTTTGAAGGGGAGCATATTAGTGTTGATTATTTGAATAAAGAACAAATTCTTACAGTTAAGGGATATAGAAGTCAAAACAAAGACCTCTACCTGTGGGAAAAATGGGAAAAAGTAGAAAAAAATATTGATTTTCCAAAAATTTTGCAAAAATTGGTTGGCAATTACCCAAAAATAAACTGCGAATTCATTGGAGAGCACCTAATAGAAGTGCATTTGAGGCATAATCCTGATTTTGAACATGGCAATAGTGTCGCTTTGCCTGTTTGGGATGAAAATATAACCCCACCGTCTGATGAGTATCGTTATATCGCTAGTGAAGACTTTAAAAGAAGAGGATTTTTCATTAAATAGGCGTATAAATATTTTTAAAGTGATAGCAACCACTATAAAAGTTCCATTTTTTACCTTTATAGAGAAAAAAATGGCAATAAATCCAAACCCTGAAACGGTTCCTTCGTTAATGGAAAGAGATTTTGGAACATGTGTTTTAATTACAAATCCAAAATCAGATATTTTACTCAAAAAACTTCAAATTGCACCAAATTTACCTCCAAATAATCGATATTCTAGACCTTGTGGAGGAAAAGGTGGATTTGATGACTACGCAGAGTGGCTAACCGAATAAATGGCATCATATAGATTCCGATCAGAAAAATTTACAAGTAGGGGATTTCGAGATCTATCGATATCATTTTCACAAAATCCAGCTACTAATGATTTTGGCACGGTTAAAAATGAAAATTCAATAAAGCAATCTATTAGAAATTTGCTATTGACTAGTTTAGGGGAAAGACCATTTCAACCAGAAATTGGATCTAAACTAGCTGGTCTTTTATTTGAGCCATATGATGCATTTTTAGAAGAAGATATTAAAGAGGAAATATATAATACAGTTCAAAGATTAGAACCTAGAGTTCAATTACAAGATGTTAGGATCTATTCTGCTGAAGATAATAATGAGTTAAATGTTGAAATTGATTACACTATTGTCGGTCAATCAATTATCCAAACTGTAGAATTCCTACTAGAAAGAACATAAAATGGCACAAGTCTCGGTTCCATCAAATTTAACTGCAATTGATTTCTTTGAAATCAAGGAATCGATTCGTTCTTATCTCAGAACTAGGGAAGAATTCACAGATTATGATTTTGACGGTTCAGCAGCATCATATTTACTTGATATTCTATCCTATAATACATATTATCTTGCATTTAATGCAAATATGGCATTAAATGAAGCATTTCTAGAAACCGCTTCAGTTAGAGATAATATTGTAAAAATTGCTAAGCAATTAAACTATACACCCAAATCAATTAAAGCACCAAAAGCATGTGTGCGCTTTGATGTTCAAACTTCGCTAGATGGTGATAGATATCCAACTTTTGTCACTATAAAACAGGGAGATGTTTTTATAAGTTCTAATAATTTTGGAACATATACCTTTGCCTTATTGGATGATGTTGTTGCAACTGTTGATCAACAAACTGGTATAGCATCATTTGAAAAAGTTGTAATTTATCAAGGCAATTTATTAGAGTATAGTTATGTTGTAACTGATCCAAATAGATTCTTATATCTAATTCCATCTGAAAATGTTGATACTGAGTTATTAAAAGTAATCATCAGCCCAAACGTTCAATCAACACAGTCTGACCAATATTCACTCGCAAGCAATATTACTACATTAGATAAAACATCCAGAATTTATTTCCTAGAGGAAACTGATGATCTTAGATATAATGTAATTTTTGGTGATGGTATTATTGGAAGAAAATTAATCAGCGGCGAATTAATCCAATTAAAATATGTTAGAACTGAAGGATCTAGCGCAAATGGATGTGTGAAGTTTAATTATATTGGTGTAATTACTGATAATTTAGGAAGAGCTATAGCACCAAATTCTGTGTCTATGGCAACTATTGATGCATCCCAGGATGGTGAAGAAAGGGAAAGTATAGAATCTATAAAATATAGGGCTCCACGAGCATTTACTACTCAAAATAGAGCAGTTACAGAGGCAGACTATGAATATATTGTATCTCAAATATATCCTCAGGCTGTTTCTGTGAGGGCATTTGGTGGAGAAAAATTAAGCCCTCCAGTGTATGGAAAGGTTTTCATTTCGATTAGAAATAAAGGTGGAACTAAGTTAAATGAAACATCTAAAAAGAGAATTAAGAATTCTCTAGAAAAATATGCAATTGCATCCATCCAAACAGAAATTATAGATCCAAGATCTTTCTATATTCTACCTAATGTATATCCATTCTTTGATAGTAATAAAACAACGCTAGACAACTCTGGATTGAGAACTAAAGCTTTGGATACATTAAACACATTTAATGAAAATGAATCTACTAATAGATTTGGTGGAAGATTAGATTCATCTACTTTAAGTGGTATTGTCAGTAATGTCGATTCTTCTATTAATGGAACTACCGTTCAGATTAGGCTCGGTCAAAATCTAGATCAATTTGATTTTAATACTACATTCTCACAATGTATTAACTTCAATAATCCTATTGTCAATGCTGGAGATTTCTCTGGTTCTAATTCTGGAGGTAGCTGTTCTCCTAAGTTCTCTACAGTAAAAAGTGGAATATTTTATTCTGAAGATTATACATCTACAGCTTTTGATAATTTAGTAAATCTATCTGCTTCTGATGTAACTCAAGAATTTGTTGTAGCTAACTCTCAATTTCAATTGCCAGTGTATGTCAGAGATGATGGTAGAGGAAATTTAGTTCTAGCTACAATATCAGATGAAAATGAAATTATTTTAAATTCAAATGTAGGTTCTGTTAATTATTCTACAGGTGAAGTGTGTGTGGGTCCAATTAAAGTAACCAGCACTCCTGATGGCACTCCAAGGCTACCTGTAGTTGTGTTGCCAAGTGGGGGTGGAATTGATATTCCTAGAGATGTCGATCCGACATTATTCAATCCAAATATAACTCCAGTAGACTATACGTTAACTGATTTTAAGGTTCCAGTATTTGATCCAAATAATTTTGACGCATTTAACTATCAGCCTGGAGGTATAAATATCATTGATATTCCAACTACCACATTTGAGTATCCAGAAATTGATACTTGTTTCTAGTAAGTAGATAAGATGCTAACAAATAGTGTTAAGATTTCCGATAGAGTTGAGTCTCAAATTCCTCAGTTTATTAGAGAGGAAGATAGACAGTTTGTAGAATTATTAAAAAATTACTACAAATCTCAAGAAAAAGTAGGTAAGCCCGTTTATATACTCAATAATTTATTGAGCCTACTTGATGTCCAAAATTATGACTTTAAAACACTAAATGCAACAACAACAACTTTAAATGAGGTTGGTGTTTATGATGATTCCATTCAAGTAGAAAATGTTAGTGGATTTTTAGAATTTGATGGAACTGTTATTATTGATGATGAAGTCATCTATTACGATAGAATTTCAAAAGGTCCTGAAGTTGTAATTACGCCAGGAATTAGCTCTGCTGAATATTTAAAGAGACAGCAAGAACTAGAGAATATTTTCCTGCAACTAGATGGAACAAAGACTGTATTCGATCTAAGATTATTAGGTAATCCAGTAACCCCAGTAAGTGAGGATCACTTAATTGTTACCATTTATGGTGAAACCTTAATTCCTAATGTTGATTATTTCCTTGAGGGAGATAAAATTAGGTTTGCTGTAGCTCCTAGGCAAAGAGTAGGAACAGATTCTGAAGGTTCTACGAAAATTATATACTTAATTGGTTTTTCTGATTCTACTATTAGAACTTTAGATGATAATACACAAAATAATACTAAATTTTATCCAACAAAATTAAATTCACAATCATATAGTATAATTTCAGAAATTTCTGCTATTGTTATAAGAAATGGCATATTACAAAAGCCATATATTGATTTTAGTATTTTTGATAATCAGATTATCTTTAAAAATAATATCTATGCTGCAGAAGCAGTTCATATTAGAACTATTGAATTTGCGACTCCGATAGTTGGGTCTGGAGCTGAAGCAATTGCTGAAATTACATCAGAGCACAAATTAGGTAGACTAATAGTAAAAAATGGTGGGTCTGGATATGACCTAAATTTCACTCCTAAAGTAACTATTTCTAGAACAAATAATGGTGGTTTTGGTGCAACTGCAACTTCCTTAGTTTCTGGAGTAAAATCAGTAGCACTTATTGATGGTGGATTTGGGTATAATTCATATAATCCACCATATGTTGTTGTTGAACCCCCAACAAATCCTAATGGAACTGCAGCTAAAATTTCATTAGAAGTTAATAACACTACTGGAAAAATTTCTTCTCTAAATGTAGAAGATAGTGGTAGTGGATATGATTTTATTCCTGCTATAACTTTTAGAAATCCTGGTGGAGCTAAAATAACAAAGCCAACAATTGATTCTTTAGGTAGAGTTAATATCGGATCAATTCAGGTAATTTCTGGTGGATCTGGATATAAAAATCCTCCAGTAGTTTACATAGATCCTGCTCCAGAAGGTGGAATAAGAGCTTTAGCTGAGGCTGTAGTTAGCCCAGATGGAACTGTAGTTTCGGTCAATATAATTAATCGTGGAAGAGGGTATACCTCTATTCCTAGAGTGGCAATTGTTGATCCTGTTGGGGCTCAAGTCTTAGATGTAAGAGTCGTTGATGGTAACGTTACTGATATTGAATTGTTAACTGGTGGAGAAGGATATGAAGACGTCCCATCAATTTACATTGTAGATAATAGAAAAGATACTAATGGCAATCCTATTGGTGGAACTGGAGCTAAAGCTGCAGCTACTATTTTTAATGGTCGTATTACTGATATTAATGTATTAGATTTTGGTAGTGGGTATAGCGAAACTGAGCCACCTTCTATTTTTATTGCATCACCATCAGCAGCAAAAGCATCGTGTGAAGTTGGCTTTAATGAAGTTACTGGCTTCACGATTATTGAAAGTGGTCAAAATTATGAACCCTCAGCTTTAGTTGGTTGCAAGAGGGGAGTAAGTGGCGTAACAAGCTTTGACCTAAATGGGCATCAAGTATTCAAAAAAGAATCTGAATTAACACAAAGTTCACATCCTCAAGGATCAACAGTAACTAATTTAGACTCATTATTCGTAAAGCATCTTTTAAAGAAATTCTTAAATCAATATATTCCAAATTCAAATATTGATATTAGTTCTATTAATCCTGCAGAGATTATTAAGAATATAAGACAATACTATTCTTCAAAGGGAACTAAACTTTCAACGCAATTCATATTTAAGATTCTATTTGGTGAAAATGCTGATGTTGCATATCCCAGAGATGAAATCATCTCTCCATCTGCAGCTACTTGGTCTATTGATACAATCATTCGTGTTGAGGTAATTTCTGGCGATCCAGTAAATATTAAAGAATCTCAATTAATTCAATATGATAGTGAAGTAGATCAAAATGTAAAGGATGCTTCAGCACTAGTAGAAAACGTAATTGCAATCAATCAAGAAAATTCTACAATTTATGAATTAGCAATCTCAGAAGAGACACTAGTTGGAAATTTTGTTATTCCATACAAAACTACATTAGTTGAGCCTTTAAGTGTAGACGATCAGATCATTACAGTCGATTCTACTATTGGCTGGCCAGCTAGAAACGGAACTATCTTAATTAATAATGAAGAAGAAGTTCAATATAAAGAAAAAACATTAA